TAAGCCGCTTCTTGCTCTGGCGTCAATCCTTCAATCATTCCTGCACCCCCTAATATGTAAAAAAGAGAGGAGCTGCGCCCCTCTCCTGATGTCTTCTGCTATTACAGACGCATAGCACCTGTTTTTGCTTGGAAACCTGACTTCTCCATAACCAACTCAGATAGTAGGGTTGGGATACCAGCTTTACCGTTTGTCATATTCATAAAGTTATATTGTTCTGGGAATAGTACTACAGACTCACAGATACGCTCTTCTTTGTAGTAAGTGTCTGCGTTTTGTACTTTCATAACCTGCTTGTACTCTTTACGAGTAATAGGTCTCCAGATGAAGATATCTTCTTCGAACTCTGTAAGGTAAACTTCTTCACCGTACTGAGATTTCCACTCTTCAACTTGCGCTACTGCTGGGCCATTTGGGAATAGCAATTCTTCGCCGTTTTCCCCAATAAGCTCTTCAGGAATTGCTGCTGCCACTTCTTCTTCTGTGCCTTCTACTTCTTCTACAGCCTCTTGTGCTTGTACTACTTCTTCTTCAGCTGCTGTGTTCTTAGGTTTGTTAGCCATTTCTCTTTTCCCCCTATGTTTTATGCTCTACTTGCAACGTTGCCATCCAAGTCTTTTGCAATAAATGAATACTGCTCTTGAATCGGTTGGCCGTCGCCCCCTATAATTTGACTACATCCTGTAAGCTGTACGCCAATTAGTGAATGAGTTGTCTCTGAATATTTCATTCCATCTTTCTCATTCATTGGCCCGTAGCCTATTAGGATATTAAATCCAGAATCTCTCATCTCTGACTGCTTCATGCTATCTATGTCTTGGCTCTGATCGTCTGGGTAGAAATAAGATGTCTTTTGTCTAGCCTTAGACTCTTGTACCATCTGTCCTTGTCCCCACATAGACTTTTCAAACTCATCTGCAATGGTATCGAAAGAACTTCCTTTTGCGGCATTTACTAAATGCTCTATATCAAGTCCTTCTTTCCATTGATTCGTATTGAAGCCAGAGCTACCCGACTTAGCGCTTTTCATATTAGAACTTAAGCGATTCAGTACCGAATGTAAATAGTAACTTTCCTTGAAGTTTATGTTGAAACTCCCCTGTATGTATCGGTTTCCCCGCGCCACTTTGTCCCACGTATAAGAAGCATAGCCGAAGATAGGTGCAACTTGTTCTTGTAGCGTAAACTGAAGATTAGTAATCTCGTCTACCCAAATGTCTCCAAAGTAGATACGAACATCTGCCCCAGTGAAATACTCATTACGGAAGCGTTGATATTCCGTAGTGGAGTTGGCAGAATACTCATAGCCTGTAACTCTTCTTCCATCAGCCATTCTATCTTCTCCTACCTTCCGCTTTTATCTAAACCATTGTTGTCCATTAAGTCAATATCCATGGCGATATATTGCATTGTATTTTCTGTAATCATGTCTTCGATAGACATTGTTTGTCCTTCTGTGATGATATGCACCCCATAAAGATTCAGTGTTGCAGAGTTGCCATATTCATTCATGAACGTAATGTTAATGTCGAACGGCGGCATCTCGTCTGTCTTCATATTCTCGCTCATCTCATTGATTTCTTTCTTGGAGAAGTTGTAGTCAGACTTCCTGAAGCTTTCCATTACACTCTTCAGTACGTGTCTATCAAATACAGTAAATATCAATGAGCCTGCAATAGTCCGCTGTCCTCTTACAACACCCTTTGGATTGATTCTTCCTAGGCTATATACAGGTGTCATAGGACGATAAATACTGTATGTAAGTGTCTGAATCGTACCGAATACTAGCGGCTTTCCACCAAGCGGCGTGATGGTTGCTACAGCATCTGCCCCAGAGAAGGAAGTATTGATGCGGCCATACTCGTTCGTTACAACGTTCTTTGCCATAAGACCACTCCTTTTAATATAATAAAAGAGGAGCCCCTAGAAGAGACTCCCCTGTCCCGCTAGAGATTAGCGAGGTTCTGTGTATGCATCTGATACCATATCGTCGATTCCGCGAGCGATAAAAGTACAAGCCTTTTCAGTTGTGATATCATCTACAGACATTCCCATTCCTTCGTTCAAAATCTCAACGCCGAAGATAGTCATCTTGGAAGACTGGCCATATTCGTTCAAGAAGTTGATAGTGATATCGAATGGAGGAATCTCATCAGAGTATTTAGGAGCTTGTGGCTCTGCCCATTTACCTGGAAGGTCATCCTGACTTACATTGATGTCGGCAACGTTACGAAGGTTAGCTGCATTGAATGCGCCTGACTCCGTGCTGTTTAAGCCGTGACGATAAACTGGGTTATCAGTCGTTTTCATTTGGTGCAATGCATCACGGTCAAAGACTGTGAATACTAGGGAACCAGCGATACCACGTTTTCCACGAGAGAAAGACTTAGGATTCGCGTCACCCATTACGTATACTGGAGCTTTTTCACGAGTTACAGAGTATGTAATTGCTTGAAGCTCACCAACAACTCTTCCATTGAATGTAGCTACGATGTCCGCACCTGCGAAAGATGTGAACGTTTGAGTGTAAGCTGACTGTGCCATTCAAATGTCCTCCTTTTAATAGGTAAGTGTATGCCCAGCTTTAACCCACTGGGCAGGGGTTTGTTCTATGTATTACTCAGTTGCGTAAGGCGGTTTAAGGCTAACGTTGACAGATACTCGTTTCAACTCGAAAGCAGGAACAAGTTCTAGAGTTACAACAGCTTCGCTCAAAGTACCACCACGAGCAACGATAGTGAAGCGGTAGTCGAAGATAGCGCCTTGAGTTTTCATAGCTTCAAGACCAGCTTTAACTGTCGCGTTCAATGCGTTGTACTGAGGCATACGGTTTGGTTCACCGATGTACGGTTCAGTCAATTCACGAATCAACTGTGCAGCAGCTTGAGTAATACGCAAAGTGGAAAGACGAGCGAAGTCAGAAGCTTGCTTCACGCCACCAAGGTAGTAATCAGGAGCTGTAGTACAACCGTCAGTAACAGAAACTTGGTTACCTTTCAAACGGAATGTTACGAACTTGTTACCAGTCAAAGCGTTTAGCTGACGAAGAGACAAGTTGTAGTGGATGCCCGCTACACCGTAAACACGTTTGTTAGTTGGAGCAGACTCTGCAGCAAGTGTAGATACAAGCGCCGCGTATGTAACCGCACCATTGGTGAAGTACATTTCAGAACGACCAGGAAGTACATAACCAAGTTCTGGAGAAGCAACAACCTGTACGTATCCGCTGTAATCGTTTGTGATAGAAAGAAGACGGTCAACGTTTGCTTTGACTTGAGCCAAAGAGTTGCCAGCAGGAGCAGAAGCACCTACGTAAGCGATAGTTGAGTTATGGTTAAGCGTTTGGTTTTCTGCGAATTGACCAGCAAGCAACGCGAAGTTACCAGCGATTTTTTCAACAGGTGTACCAGCAGCAAGACCAGCGCCGTTTGTTCCTTCTACAACTGCGAATGCAGAACTACGAGCAAGGCGAATCTTGTTACCAGTTGCAGTAACAGTCAAAGCAGACCCAGAGTGAGCAACTTCGTCTTGAATCTCAGCAACTAGAGCAGTAGCATCTGCATATGTCTTAGCTGTAAGAGTCAATGTAGCGTCGTCGATTTTGATTGTATCGCTTTCGCCTGCAACTACTTCCAATGGGAATGTAAGAGCAGAACCTTCGATAGAGAAGTCATGCTTAACGCCTTCAGATAGTGCAGGAAGAGTAGCCAAGACTGCTTCTTTGTCTGCAAAAACGCCAACAAGGACAACGTGGTTTACAGTGAAGTCTGCAAGAATACCAAACATTGCTTCCTGAACAGCTAGGAATCTTTCAGCATCTGTAGCGCCCTCAAGTGCCATCAAGTAAGTGCGGCGGTTGCCACCCTCGAAAGCAGCTTTCCAAGCAGCAGCGATAGGGTTAACTACGCCACCTACTACGAATGTTCCGAATCCGTTTGTCTCAAGGTCGCTAGACTGACGTACAAGAACAGGCTCTTTAGGAGCATCTGCTTGTAGTGAAGGAGCGATGATGAGCATGGACTCAGTGGTAGTATCCTCTGGTAGAATAAGACCACCATCAGCGATTGATACTTCAATGCCTGGTAAGTTTGGATATTGTGCCATCCAAATTTCCTCCTTTTAATTGTTTTTGAGATTATCATTCGGAATTTCGAAATGAATAGTCTCGTTTATAGAGTCATCTGACAAGTCATTCTTAGGAATAACTGTGGCAGTAACTTTTTTAATTACATCACTGTACTCCTCATGAAGATGTTCCAGTCTTACGAAATACGTAATTGTGCGGCAGACCAAAGCGTCTCTCCATTTCCCAGATTTTGTGCTATTCTCATAGCTCTGGAAGATGATCTCTTTTACGCCCTGCTCCTTAATGAACCCTGTATACATGTCCATGAAATCCATAAACTTTGTAGCTAGTGCCGTAGCCTTAGCATTGTTTTCTTCCCAGATTTCAAAAGCCACGGTACAGTCTAGCACCCTACCTTTTACATCCACATGTTGTGGTTCGTTACCGTGTACTTCTTTTGTGTAAGAGTACCGATACCGCGACTTAATCTCGCGTGTACCTTTGTTGCCAATAATGCCTGGCTCCATGCGGTCTAGAAGATATGTAATAACAGGCATCTGAACGTTATCTGGTTCTCTGCCGTTTGGAAAGGCTTCGCAGAATGTACCCCAGTCGCCCCATGCTGTATCTATGAGACGCTTTAGCAAATCTGTTAATCCTTCAAAGTCGACATTACCTTGTGCTTGTAATGGTGGCTGTTCATTCATTACACAATCACTCCTTGTGGGAATGAGACTGTAGCGACTGATGCAATCGCTCGTATCTCTGAGAATGGGGTTAGTGATACTTCCAAACTCATTTCCGTATTGTTGTTCGATAGACTATATTCCAGAGAATACTCTCTGAAAATGCCTTCTACTACTAGGTCATTCAGTAGCGTTTCTGCTGCTGAAATTGCATCCTTTATTGACAGCGTTGTGTAATTCTCTCCGACCATCATGTCTAGCTCTTCTGTTAGTATTCTAGATACGTATTGAGAGATTCGTATGTGGTGTGGCTTGCTTAACACAGAGTCTTGATTCTTAGAATAAGAGGTACTGTAATAAGGTACAAAACCCCTACGGATTGAGGGTACAATACAGATATAACCATTAGCCGTCAACAATGCAACATCTTCTTTGCTCAAATCGAACTTTAAGTTGCCTACGCCCTCTAAACGCTTGTTAGACATGATAGTATTGTAGGAATATTGAGCTTGTGCCGCCGCATATGCATACGCCAGGGAAATAGAGCTTGTATCTGATTCTACGTATTCTGTTTGACCTACAATAACCTGAACATAAGAAAGAGACTCTTCGTCAGCCATAAAGTCTGTTAAGCTTGTAAGCTCTAAGATACGCATCTGTACATCCTCATCGAAATCTACCTCATCACCTTCATCTACTACTGTAGGAAAGATAGGTTTTGTTCCAACCACTCCCATACATCCTACGCCCATACCTTCTGTCTTGTTCTTACAGAATGAGCCTAGCATCTCTGTGACTTCCACATCATCATCATGAAATAAGTCACACACGGTGATAACACCAAACGGAAGGACGCCTAGCTCGCCGCCTGGGTCTCTTTCTCTTTGTGCATCTGGGTCTATTCCAAATAGAGCAGTCTTTAGTCTTTCTTTTAGCATAGGAACAACCTGAGCATCTATAGTTACCTGTTCTCCTAATGGGTCACGATGGTTTATATACTCAGCTTCTGTCAGGCCGCCCTGGAACATCAAGTCTGTTTCTATATCTACCATGTCTTCTAGGATGTAATACTCATCAATGATTCTTGCGTTAAATTCCAATAAACCATAGAAAGCATCTCTATTAATTGCATAGGCTAGTTCTCGCGCCGTCTTATATCTATTGAAGAAGTAAGAACGAGCCACTTCGTCTGTGCCTACTACATAAAGATGGTCTGGATAGACAACAGCTCGTAAGAGGTTGTAGTTATCAGATGCCGATACGCTTTCTAATTCTAGAATCTGTTTCCCGTCTCTATCTACAAGCATTGCTGTGGCATGCACACCGTTTAGCCGATATGCAATGATGTTGTTCATACTCATTTGTTGAGCTGCATAGTAAGCATCAGCCAGAGGGGACTGACCCAAATAATCATAAGGGTCAAGTCCGTCTGCCAGCTTAAATGGAATATTCGATGGACCGTCTAGAGCCGCACCTACTATGACTAGTGTATTTTCAGGCAAACTATCTACCTGACTTACAATACTGAAATCTGTTAGCCTCGTACTCATACGAGTCCACCTACTTTCCTAATGCTATTTCGTAATTCGTGATTCCGTTTATCTGTGCTACACGGATACCACGCACTTTCTTTTGAACAGGCTGGTCTTCACAGTAAAGCTTCTGGAAGATTAGTTCCCCTCTGTTGAAGCGCTGTGGGTCTATGTGGTTGACTTCGTAAATGCCGCCACCCTTATAAACTGGTCTGCCTTGTTCTGTCCAATCTACATCAAAGATAAGGTCGCCTTCCCGAACTGCCATATCATGCTTTACATAATAGTAGCGCCCAGGAATAGCAATCTCACCGAATGTATTCTGGCTTGTGGTGTTTGTTATCGTTACATCTTCGTCTCGCACTGTGTGTTTTTCAACGATAGGTGCATATCCCAATCCAAAGCATATTGGACATGAGACATCTGCTTCCTGTGTCTTTTCATTCCAACAAGAACAGCGTACCCTTGTGTCCTGACGAAGGAGCAATATAGGGTAGCCCCACTCCCGTAAGATAAACTCAAAGTCTTTACGTAAGTCCATTGACTACTCCTCCTTATTGTCCTAGCTCGTTGAACTCTGCTCTTGTTAAGAAGTCTGGATAAGCTTCTGCATTTTCTCCACGAGCAGCAAGTACTGGTTTTGCATAGCCACGGTTATTATGTCCATGTACCATGTCTTCCCATAGCTTCACTTTCTGCTTGAACTCTGGAATGATCTCAATAAGAAGAGAAGCACTTGGCCCTTTAGAGCTGCTAGAACTACCTGTGCCGCTTGCATCATAAGATACTTTCAAATCCCCTAATGTAACGTCACTGATTGCTCCACTCGCTGCTGTTCCACCAGTATTAGTAGTACTGCTTGCTGCTACACCCAATTGTGCACTCAGCAACATATCGTATCCTACTTTATATCGTACATACTGATGCATGTAATAAGGAGCGGCGCCATCCTCATAGGCAACTGCACTGAATGTATCCGTTGCAGAGTTTACCTGATATGCATAGATACTAATTGTATTCATATGCTTGTATAGGATTCTCTCAGGGATATCTATGCCCGCTAACCCTAGGTCTGCACGAATCTCTTCTTCATCACCGTAGAGGCGTGTATACTTCGTAACAAATGCCCAGTGATAAGGGGAGCCTAATTTCGTTCCGTCTGCTTTAGCCACTGATTCACGTACAATAACTGTGTATTCCTTATCTGGTTCTAGTTCTGCCGTTAGGGAAATAACATTAGGCATTGTAGGTTCATCAATTACTGCCGTTATCTGTTTACTAGAAGCATATGCTGTCATAAAGTCGACGACGGTAAGCTTCTCTTTGTAAATCTTCTCTACAATATAAAAGCTATCTGCTGTGACTGTTGTCATGTCTACATTAGCGGAAAAGACAACGATGACTTTCTCTGGAGTAAGGTTCATGCTGTTGACAGGTGGATACACATCTTGGATATCAAATGCAAAGATATCTTCTATGTCATCCACTACTGGAAGGTCAGTACCTGTCCCTGGATTACCTGTATTATCAGTAGGAGGAGTTGGTGTTACTGCCGCTTCCTCTACAATGAATTGCACAGAAGCCCAATCACTTGTCCCCTTCTCATTGTCAGCTCTTACATAGGCATAATAGGAGCCTTCTGAGAACTTCTTAGGGATATTGATGCTAGCGCCCTGTGTCTTGTTAATGTCTCCTGTAGCAGGCCATATGACCGCTGCTGAGGCATCATTACTTGCACTGATTTGTACTTCATATGTAAGTGGAATACCAGGGTCATGGTCAGCAGGGAGTCCCCATGTAACGGTTACAAAACCTGAATCAACAGATGTTTGTACATTCGTTGGAGGGCTCAGTGTTACATCGAAGGTAGTAGTGAATTCATAGACACGGTTAATGCTCATGTAATCATTTGTAATGCTACGAACACCAGCCGCCGTTCCGACAACCTGTACTTGATACTGTGTGCCTGGTTTTAGATTCTCTGTAGGAGTAAGAGTAGCTACCAATGTTTGGCCATCATAAGCCATCTTATATGGAACTGCCGCGCCGTTCACTTCCTTGAGTACAAGGTTAGCTGTAGTCAGCGTTGTTTGGTCCATATGCTTAGCAAAGGTAATCTTAATCTCCTTATCTACAGGGATTGTGGTCTCATTATTTGCTGGATTCACACCAAGAACTAAATAGTTATTTACTGCCACTGTTTATCACCCCTAGATTTAAGCTTAAAAATAAGCAGGAAGTTACCCTCCTGCCTTATTCCGCTTCCTCAGCTGTTGGTTTCTTTTTAGTTGTTCTGCGTTTTGGAGCAGCTTTAGGCTTTTCCTCTTGCACTTCTTCAGCCTTAGCCTCCACCTTAACTTCTTCAGCAGGCTCTTCAGCTTTTACTTCTTCTTTCGGAGCTTCTACAACAATGTCGTTTACTTCATTAAACATACCTACGTTGTCTTCTACTACGATAAGAGCATTCAGTTGAATTGCTTTTTTGATTCCAGTAAGGTCAAGTTCTGTAGGGATGGAGTAAACATTCAAACCTCTAGGGTTTTTCTCGAATGTAATATTGGTTTGTTCATCCGTCCAGTTGTCTCCACCGAAGAATGGAGATACTGCTACTTTGATACGTTCCATATCATTTCCTCCTTGTTAGTAATAAAGCCCCTACTACGAGAGTAGAGGCTTCTTATGTACTAGATATCTAGATTAGATGCGGTCCTTAGGATGTAGTCCGTCTGCACCTTGTGCTTCAGTGTAATCCTTAGGAAGTGGCATACCAGGCTCGAAAGTACGTTCTGGAGCTGGGTAAGTCTTAGCGAACTTGATGTTACGAGCTACTGCAAGTCCTTCTCCGCCGTTAAGAACACCTACGCCGTAGCGCTCTTTCATTTTAAGCGTTTGGATGTCACGCAATGGGTCATCAAACTGCTCAGTAGAGATTTCGTCTTTAACAAGAATAACACCGATGTTGTTACGGTCTACGATGTAGAAGTCGAATTTCTTCTCTACTTGGTTGAAAGGAACGAATGGGCTGAAGATAACGTTCAAACCAAGAGCGTTAGAAGTGTTGTAGTTGCGTGGGTCTACACCAGTTACAGTGCCTTGACCGAATGCAGCTACAGAGCTTCCTTCAAGTGCAGCATTCTTAGCGAATAGAGACCAGCAAAGTGGGTGCATGATGATGTCAGTTGGAGTGAATCCAGCAGACATGATAGATACAGCCATGTCGATAAGGTCTTCTGCAGCAAGAGTACCGTTGTAGTTACCATCGAATCCGCGACCAGTTGGGTAACCTTCGTCGCCCTCTTTGAATAGGTCAGCATCATATACTACATGTCCGTGGCTGTTGAACTCTTCGAAGATTACTTCTTCTTTTTTACGAGCCATAGCGCGGCCAGCAGCTTGAAGGTGAAGACCGATAACGTCCCACTGAGAGTCAGAAATCATTTCGTCAGTGATTTGTACTTTCAAACCATACTTTTTAACTTTAACATCTACAGTACCGATGCCTTGTTTAGTAAGGTTCAAGCTTTGGTTTGGATATTCCATACCTTCGCCAATTTCGAAAGCACGAATTGCGCCAAAGTGAATGAACTCCATAGAGCGTCCTTCGTTAAGTTGTACCTTTTGGAAGAACTGTGAAGCAAGCAACATTGGCTCAGCAGCTTCTGCAACCACCTGGGAGATTACTTTCGGGATTAAGATATTTGCATCAGCAGTTGTAAGTGCCTCTGATACGTTTACACGAGTTTCAGCAGACGGTTTACCGTCAAAAGACATCATTTTCGCATATTTTTCTACTAGCTCTACGTTCATGCGAGTAGTCCTCCTTTAATTTCCTCTATTATTTTTAGTATGAGGAGGGGACTATGCCCCTCTCCCTTTTTTATGTATAGCCTCAGTGATTCATAACTTCAGGATATATTAGCGTTGTAGCAAGATACGTACAGCACCAACGGAACCAGCGTAATCCCACTCAGTAGGAATACCAGCAACAGGGTCTACAACCAATTTAGCGTCGATTACTAGATCGTTAACTGTTTGACCAGCTTCTAGGTAAACAACTACCATGTTGTTATCAAGGTCGATGTGAACGTCTTTATCAGAGATAGTTCCGCCAGCATGCTTAACAACGATTGGGTTAGCTTCACCTTTGTCGATTGGATGACGTAGCTTGATGAATAGTGCGTTGTTACGAGAGTCAGCAGCAACTTGGAAGTCATTGCCTTCGCCTTCCGCCATAACACCATCAGTTACAGTACCTTGAGCGATTTGACCAGCGATACGAACTACTTCAATGTGACCGTCGTTGTTAGTGTCTTTGTTGTAGATGTCTGCAACAGAAATACCGTTAACAACAGTTTTAGCACGGAAGTAACCATCAGTAAGGAATGGAATACCTTTGTTGATTGCTGGGTTCAATAGTTTTTCGAAGTCAGCTTTCCAACCACGAGTGCTGTAAGGAACACCGTAAGGGTAAGCTCCAGCGTCTTTACCATTAGAACCAGGAGATGGAGCAGTACCTTGTGCTTTCAAGAAAGCTTCAAGTTCAGGAATTTCCATTTCCATGTAGTACTGAAGGAATCCAGCAGGTGGAAGTTCAGTTTCTTTCGCAAGTACCTGACCTACGATTTGGAACGGGTTGTCATTAGCTTTATCAAGCTTAGTGAAGTTACCGTCTTTACCTACTTTTACGAAGTCACCAGGTTGTAGTGCTTCACCGTCGTTAGTACCGTAAGCAGCACCAAATTTCATTGCTTTAGCGAATTCAGATGCAGTTGTATCTTGAGCATGTTCGAACAATGGAACTTCGATGTAAGAACGAGTAATAACTGTCGGGTTCGGCTGGTTGTTACCAGAGAAACGGTCACGACGTTGTTCGTATACGGAGTGATGTAGAACACCAACTGCGCGGTCAGAACCTTCTACTGCTTGTTTGATAGAAGATACGTTACGACCAGTTACACGGTCATATTCGTTAGCTCCTAGTTCAACGATTTTACCTTTTGCCAAAACTACTGTTTGGTTGCCTTCTGGGCCGAATTCATAGATGAATGGCTCAGCAGCGTTTTCCTTAGAAACAACCCATTTTTCGGATGGTGCAGCACCTTCAGAAACTACTAGATTAGTGTGCGACTTACCACCGAAAGTGTAATCAGACTCAACATTTGGGAATAATGCCATGAGTGATTTCCTCCTTTAGTCCTTTAAATTATTTTTTTCGATTTCCGCCGAAAAGACCCATAAGAGCATCTTCTGCAGTCATCTTAGTTGATTCTTGAATTTCTGTGCCATCTGTAGCTATAGCAGGATTTTGTACTGATAGCTTCTCTCTTACTGGAGCAGGAGTAGCAGGTGCTACAGCAGTTTCTTTAAGCAAATCTGCAAGACTGTCATTAAGAGATTCAGTAGTACGACCTACATAAGCAGTGATAGCTTCTTCGCGGTCAGACTCTTTTCCAAGAGAAACCCTAAGGTCTACTACACGCTCAGCTAGAATCTTATGCATCTCTGTAGAAAGGTTTGCATTTTCTTCAACAGCTTGTGTGCGTGCTTCTTTCTCTTCTTCTAGAGAAGTTTCAAGAGCAGTCTTTTCTGCTTCCAAAGATTCTTTAGCAGTAGTTAGGTCTGCAACTTCAGCTTCTTTTGTAGAAAGAGATTCTTGCGCAGTAACCAATTCAGCTTCCTTCTCAGTAAGAGCAGTTTCCGCATCAGTTTTTGCAGCAGTAGTTTCCTCTACATCTTTTTTAAGCTGTTCATTCTCAGCTGTCAACACTTCTTTTTCACTTTCTACTGTAGCTAGTGCTTCCTTAGTAGTAGCTAACTCAGCTTGTAGTGCTTTGATTTGTTCTTCTGTCATTGAACTTACTCCTTCCTCGTTAGTAGGTTCGAAACCTTCTGCAAGAACAGAAGTCTTTTCTACTAACCATTCTGTTGTTTTTTTGCTCAAATCAATGAGCTCTCTGCCGTTATAAGCGAATGACTCAGCCATACCTACTTGGCCTTGCTGTACAATCATTGCGTCTGAATCAGCAGGAACGTTTACCCAAGACAACTCATCAAACCAAACGTTACCGACAATCCACTCTGCCTTTTGACCATCATATGTTTCGCCTTTCATGTGACCACAGAAACCTTCATTGATGATATCTGTACCACAGACGGAACACGTAGCAGAATCTGTTGTAGCCCCAATACTTACTGTAAGTAGGCGGCCACCTAGCACTCCTTCGATTGCCTTCGGGTCAGTAATCCTAGGAACAACGATGATACCTGGTCTTCCAGCCGCAGTGTATTCAGCGAAAGCCGCCGCCTCTACCCGACCTGTAGCATCTGTCTCAATATCATGATTGTAGATGACAGGTTTCGGATAAGGTTTTGTCCAACTGTATACACCAGACTTTAGAACCTCGTCGCCTCGTAGCTTCTCAGCTGGATAGCGTGTGTTGTTCCGTGTGGCTCCTGCGTGAATCGCTTCGATGCGGGGTAGCAAGAAACGGCTACTCCCAGCATCTGTGGATTCCTTGAAGGCTTCGCTACTTTCTTGGAGGAACTTAGGCTTTACAACAACAGACTCATGGAGTTTCTTCGGGTCTTGTTCTAGTCCTCGAAACTTCACTCAGCCTGCACCTCCTCAGTATTAATGACTGTTTCACAAACGCAACCTGGATGATGCGGCGGAACCGCTTCTATCAAATCAACATCTGCGAGTACCAGTTCTCCTTGCTTTGCCAAGCACTCATCACAACCTTCGTGGCTGATAACACTCACACTTGTCAGTCCAGCTTCTTTTGCAGCAGTGGCCACTCCGAAGTTGTATGCTCGATAAAGCTCAGAATTTGCAATAAATGAAAGACGATACTGGTTGGAATTAAATGCCCCTATTACCCTAGCGACTTTATCTTCTTCTTTCTCTTCTTTATAAGCTGCCCGAAGTAAAGTCATCATGTCATCCAATAAACGGTTAACGTATTTTTCGCCTTCTCTGATAATCTTATCTGTGGCGACCGTTAAGCTTAAACTGGATTGGTATGGCTTATCAATTTTCTCTCTCCCGCTCGTTATCCCTTTCATCATTGCCGAACTTATGTATTGGCGATTGTGACTTCTCAGAGATTGTCTTGTGAGTTCCACGGCCATTCCCTGGATATTGTCCAGTTCTTTGCCAGCCCTCATCATTCCGACAACGTCTTCTTGCAAAGCACTCCAGAAAGTAATCATGGATTCTTTGTATTGGTCTATCGCTAGTTCAGTAGATAAAGTAACCACTTCACCAGGACTCGTCAATACTTTTTCCTCAACTTTTTCTGAAACGGCTACACGTGCGCCTCCAGAAGGCTCATCAGTCTGTTCTTCTGTGTTCTGGTTAGTTGGATTAGCCTTGTTCGCTCCCGCGTTATTAGCGCCTTCCTGAGCGCTTGTATCCGCACTAGCCGCAGCAGTTGCTTGAGCTGTTCCGATAGTAACCATGTTGAAGTACAAGCGTGATTCATCTGCAACTGGGTCAAGTCCAAGAAGCTGACGCATTTCTTCATGTGTAATTGCGTTCTGTGTAAAGAGCTGAACAGCATTTTGATCTCTCTTGGTTTTAGCATCAAGTTCAATCTCTTCGAAGAAGAAGCGTACTTCATCATCTGGGTTTAGTGTAGGGTCGAATCCACCCTCGAATAAGATTTCATCAATAACGTACTGTTGCATTTGCTCTGCAAAGATACGTTGGAATTCTTTTACGCCATCAAATAAGTCAGATGCTTGGTTATCAGAAGTAGAACGGTTAGAACTGTCCCCGATACCCATAACAGAGTCAGATACTCCAAGCCCTGTGAATACACGGTTACGGTAGTACTTTAGATAAGGCTCTGCGTTCAATGCAGACCCCCCTGCTCCTACTACGTCAATCTTATGTCGTTCTGGAACTACGATGCCGCCGTCCATTGGCATATCTCGCACAAGTTCCCGTACTTCTTCGATTTCTTCTTCTGTCGCTTCAAACCCTGGTTTTTCACTACCAACTGTATATGTATAGAGAGGGAATAAATTACGATAGATTAATCGAGCTACGTTTTCCTCGATTTGTCGTAGAATCTGCACATCATCCAATACGTTGTATACCATAGGTACACCATACGCCCGACCAGTCGGCTGGCGATAAACTAAATGAACAACATCTTCTACTGCAAACTCTACAGCTGTACCACCACTGGATTCTTGTTGATATCCTGTGATATTACCGTTCTCATCACGAGATACGGTTACGGTTGTTGGTGGCAATACGAAGTAACCAGCTATCGGTTGCTTTCCTGTATAACCTGTAGCTTGTACTCCTGTTGCTCCACCAGAAGAACCTTTAGCCCGTGCCTTTACTAAGAAGGCGTTGCCAAATAGTACAAAGTCAAAAGCCAATTGGGAGAGTAACTGGTCTATTGGTTTACCAG